TTAATACATACCTTTGCCCATAACAAACACAAAACTACACATAGCAAGCCTCGCTCCGACTGTTAGATTTTTTTCGAGGCTTACTAAAAAGGTGAGGCGGCAGAAAATAATCCTGTTGCCTCATTTTAAATAATTCATAACTCGTAACTTTTTTCCCTTATCTTTGCAGAAAAAGATTGAGAAAAAAGAGAGAAAAAGCGAACAAGGAATATTCCGCTAATATTCAGTTAATTAGGCAGTGGTTGTCCGAGCCTGTCTTAGTCTCAAAATGCAAATTTCTGCTGTTTTCGTTGTAGTTCCGTTACCAAGTCGTTACCTATTTTTAGCGAAGCAGAATGCAGCAAAAAGCTATCTAACACCTTAAACTAAAATCGTTTATGAAAATTGAAGTAGTTTAAGTCAAAATAATGTTGGAGCGAATCACATAGATAGCTATACGTCCATTTTTCATAGTTCAAAAAACTCATTTGGAAGTAATTTTAAGACTAAAAAATGAGTATTATGACAAACGAATTGAAGGTATTATTCTACCTGAAAAAAAATCAGACAAAAAAGAATGGTCTTTGTCCTGTCATGGGACGAATTAATGTTGGTAAGACGATGGCACAATTTAGCTTAAAAATTGATGCCGATGCCAAACTATGGGATGTTAAAGCCGGAAGATTGAGAGGTAAAAGCGGGTTTGCCAATGAAGTTAATAACCAAATAGAAAAGGTAAATCTTCTACTCTACTCCCGATACAACGAAGCAATACGCCTGCAACGTGAATTTACAGCCACCGACTTAAAAACTATTGTGCAGGGCATCGCCAATGCTCAGGAGTCTTTGCTTTCATATTTTAGGAAGATGAATAACACATTCGCTGCCCGTGTTGGCAAGGATAGAGCAAAAGGCACTTTGGTTTCCTATGAGTATTATTATGATGTTGTTTCGGAATATTTGAAGAAAGAATATAACCGGACTGATATTTCTTTTTCCGAACTTAACTACTCTTTTATTGAGCAGTTTGTTCATTATCTTAGAACAAATAGGAAATATGCTATAAACACAACGGCAAATATTATTACCCGTCTTCGGGAAGTCATTTCGGACGTGATTGATGAGGGAATAATTGGCAAAGACCCATTTTTCGGATATGAATTGGAAGCCAGAGAATTTAAGCATCGTAATATAAGCCACGAGGATTTGGAAAAGATTATGACGGCTGAATTTGAAAGTGATACAACATCTATTGTCCGAGACATGTTTGTTTTCTCCAGTTTTACCGGATTGGCGTATATTGATGTTAGAAATCTTACTTTCGACAATATCGTTAAGCAGGAGGACGACAGCCTTTGGATTATGGTTCACAGACAAAAGACCGGAAGTTCTTCTAACATTCGTTTAATGGAAATTCCGTTATCTATTATCGAAAAGTACAGAAATGGTAGAAACGATGGAAAGGTATTCCCAATGCCAATATATCAAACCGTTCTCAATCATCTAAAGAAAATAGATGCTAAATGCGAGATTAATAGAAGTTTATCCTATCACATGAGCAGGCACACATTCGCCAGTTTGATTACTCTTTCGGAAGATGTTCCAATTGAAACAGTGAGTAAAATGCTGGGGCACCAAGATATTACAACTACACAGATATATGCAGAAGTTCCTAAAGATAAGGTATTGAGAGATATTTTGATATTATCCAAGAAAGTAAACAATAAGTATATCCTAATCAACTAATAATAAAAATCATGCGTAGCACATTCAATATATTGTTTTATATAAACAAACAGAAAATAAAGAAAAATGGAACTTGCCCTATCATGGGAAGAATTACCATTGACGGAAAAGTCGTACAATACAGTGCGAAAGAAGAAATAGAACCTAAATTTTGGGATGCCAAACAAGGTTGCTGTACCGGAAAGGAAAACAAACGTATAAATATCCGGTTGAACGAGTTGAAAAAGGAAATTGAGCATTGTTATCAGAAAAGTGTAGAAAAAAACGGGTATGTTACAGCAGAGGGAATAAAAAATGCCATTCAGGGTATCGGCACAAATGAAGTAATGCTTCTGAAAGAATTTGCCCTGATGAAAGAAGAAATAAAAAATGGTATCGGAACTACTCATGCCCAGAAAACCTATTACAGATATGGTAATGCCTACAATGTTATCCGTGATTTCTTAAAATACAAATATGATGTTGATGATATTGAGTTTTCCAAAATCAATAAGCAATTTATGGAAGACTATCATTTCTATCTGCTGACGGTAAGAAATTTCGCAACATATACCATTCAGAACTATGTCCGCTTCTTAAAGCATACAATAGAGAGGGCAGTTAATAAGGAAATTATTTACCGTAATCCGGTTAGAAAATATTATGCAGACGGAAGAAAATCTTCCAGACGTTGGATGTCAAGAGAAGATTTGAGTATCATTATGGCAAAACCGCACCCGAGAAAAAATGTAAATAAGGTGCGAAATTTATTTATCCTGTCCTGCTTTACCGGATTGGCGTATGCCGACATTTACAATCTGAAATGGTCGGATATTCATACCGACAAAAATGGTTATAAATGGATTTTTAAGGATAGAACAAAGACAACAACCGAATGTTACATACCTTTGTTGGATATACCATTATCTATCATTGAGAATTTTAAGGGGAAGAAAGACACAGATAAGGTTTTTGATTTCTTTTGCTATGGCACAATGAATACCCACCTTAAAACGCTCAAAGATTTTTACGGATTAAAAAAAGATTTGACCTATCACGTTGCGAGGCACACATGGGCAACGACAATTTGCTTGTCAAACGGCGTTCCTATCGAAACTTTGAGCCGTACAATGGGACACAGAAGCATTAAAACAACCCAAATATATGCAGAGGTTACGAATATGAAAATGGACGAGGACATGAGATTATTGGAAACCCGAATAGGAAGTAAATATCAATTCCCACATACAGAAAATAAAACGGACGAATTGGTTGAATTTGAGAAAAACAATCGTGAACTTTGCGAACTTAAATTAATGGAGGCAATATGAAAAAAGTAAAAAACAACGGCTTATTGTCAATTCAGATTGGTGGCAATAATGAAATGGAAGTCGTATTTAAGCCTGTGAACGGCAATATATGGATGAATAGAAATGAGCTTTGCGAATTTTTCGGATGCTACCTGAAAGATATTGACGAGTCCCTCGAAACGATATTTAAGAAAGAAATGTTCCGAGTTGAAGATACCTGTCATTACCATATTATAGCCGGAGGAAAGCGTGTAAGCTATGATATAACGGAAGTGAACCTGACTGTTATCATCGCTTTAGCCTTTCTAATGACAACGCCACAATCGAGAACATTAAGAACGTGGTTTATAGAGCAATTACTCAACATGAAAACCCTTGATATTCCTTTTGCCAATATTGGGCAAAATTTTCTGTTGAACTGAATTGAAATAAAAGGGGCTGTCATAAAAAGCCCTGCACCTTCTACCCAAAACCTGCTGAGGTTCTATCTAAAACCTCAGTAGGTTTCACTTAAAACCCTTGCGGGTTTTACCCAAAAGCTCCGCAGGTTTTGGGTAAAAGTCTTGGTTGTTTTTCCGGCAGGGGCGAAACTGCGTACAGACCCTATCATTTCCGCTTCCCCCACGCATCAAAATAATTGTTTTCGAGCATTTTCAAAATATCGGAGAATTTATATAAGATTTTGCCCTCAATCTTATAATAGGCAATATGCCCCCGTTCCCGATAGTCTTGTAGCGTTCTCAAACCCAAACCCAAAATTTTGTAGACTTCTCTATTGCTAAGAAATGTATCGCCAAGCAATGTCGGTTTTCTTTGTTTCTTGTAATTGAAAATCTTATTGCAACCTGTGCGTATCGCTGAAAACAATTCGTTCATTTCCTGAGAACGGTAGTCTAAAACTTCATCAAATATATTCATACCTTTTCCAATAAGCCGATTCGACGTTTTTCTAAAAACTCTCTTATGTCCTCCTGCTTGTAGAAACACTTATGCCCTATTTGGGAGTAAGGAATCAATCCTTTGTCCCGAAAAGACTGTAATGTCCGTTTGCTAACACCTAATGCCTGACAGACAGTCTGGTTGTCTATCCAATCATTGTTTGGCTCTACCAATAGTGTATCAACCTGCACAAGCAAGTCCATGATGCACATTTTCAATCTTTCAAATGTTTTTTCTTCAATTACTTTCAATTCCATATTTATTCGTTTTTTAATTAGGAAGTACAAAGGAAGGCTAAATAAGTCGGAAAAACAGAGAATGAGTTGCTTGTGGTATAAGTTGGCAGTCAAGAGGTATGGTCTATCATCAATTACAATCTGACTACTCCGGCACTACATATAGATCTTCCAATAAACGAAATAGTCCACTAAATCTGTGAATCTACGGCAAAAAAACGTACCTTTGCACCGTTTTTTAGACAATACGCTACATGAATCACTCTGCACAACACATAATCATCTTACTGTTATTTCTTCTGACGACATTTTCTGCCTTAGGGCAATCGGTTGAAGAAAAGCAATCTGTCGTGCGAGAAAAATATCCAGACATTGACCTCTATTACCGCTGGCAAGAGAAAGAGGCGCAAAATGAAACCTACCGCAGAACTTACGAAGCGTGGATGACCAATGGAGAAAAAGACGTATTGAAAGCCACACCCGTACAAAACAGCCTAATCAGCGAAATTGATTCTTTGAGCCATGCTTTCTCCGAAAAGTTTGAATTAATGCAAGATTACGAAAAGGCTTTTTATATTGGTCTTCTTTTGGAAGAAAAACTATCGCAGGCAAAAGAAATACAGCACCCGACCGTACGGAAAGCATATTATAAACTTGGAGAAGCATACTATCTATTCCTCGACTTCCATAAAAGCATCAGCCTGTTGGAAAATGCACTTTCTCATGTGCCTTCTGATTTCGATGATCAAACGAACTTCGAAGCCTTGAATATAATAGGTATCTGTTATGCCAATATCGGAGAAATGGAAACCTCCGACGAATACTTCCGTGCAACGCTGCTAAGTAACGATATTGTTCTGAACCGACCCATATATAATGCCTACGCACTATCACATTTGGCTTGTAACGCCATGATGATGAAGCAGTACAATAAAGCCCTTGCTTTGTCCGAAATTGCGTGGTCTTTTCTGCGCAAAGAAACGGAAGATTACGGACATCTGGCAGGAATGTGTTACTGCCGTGGTCGCTCGTTTCTCGAAACGGTAGATTTCCAACAAGCGAGTCTGTGGATTGACTCTCTTGCTTACTTTGCTCCCCAAGATCAGTACAACCTCGTCAAACGTACTAAACAATCCTATCAGCTTCGTGTTGACTACTATGCCGCCTTGGGCGATATACATCTTGCCAAGCAATACAACGATTCATTGGTGGACATTTATCGCCAACAGGAAGAACTGTATATTTTGCAATATGTTGCCCGTGCAGTGGAACAATACAAAGGGGAGAAACTTACCACAAAACTTGAACAACTACAAACAAGTCGTCTGTGGATTATTGCCATATCGGTAATAGCACTGTTAAGTATTTGTGTAGGTGTTGTTATCACTCTACTCTATCGCCGCACGCATGCAGCCTATAAGATACTGGCAAAAAAGGCACAGGAATGGGCAAATGAAGAAGAAGAAGATCCGTTTCTGCAACAAGAACAGACTCCCGATACCGTAAAAAAGGACGACGACGACATGGAGGAGGACAACACAGAGGAAGAAGGAGAAAAAAAGGAAGAGGAAGATACAGAAAATGACAAAGTGGCGACAGCAGACGACAATAGAATTATGCTGCTCGTGAAAAAGGAAATGTCCACCCGCTATGCTTACCGTGAAACGGACTTAACAGCCGAGTTGCTTGCCGACCGTTTGGGCATACATCGCAATACACTTTCCCACGCCATTAATAGGACTACCGATTACAATTTCAATCAGTATGTAAATAGCCTTCGTATAAAAGAAGCCATACGGATTATGCAAAAAAAGAACCTTGATGAGATTCGCATAGATGAGATTTACGAACGTGTAGGATTCGGTAGCCGCACCTCTTTCTATCGTGCTTTTAAGCAATTTACAGGACTTACACCCGCCGAATTTCTGAATAACGACTAATCAACTTGCTTTTTTACACAATTTAACATTTCTGCTAATCATTTAAGCATTAAGGGGTTTAACGTGTGTATAGCTATGAATTTGTTTCAATATGCAAAATGAGACAAGTTTTAGGAACTTGTTCTATATCTTTGCCCAGAACTGTATAATATAATCGAAAAGTATTCCACTTAGTACTTGAAAAGTATACCACTAAGTGTCTCGGCTGAGATTTGTTAAATATATTTATTCTTCATTAGATTGCAAC